TGATAATGTGACGCTTATATATTTGCCTAACTGTTCTAAACTTTTAATGCTACTTTTATATGCGTCCAACATCTTATCGTTCGGCTTAAAGTTGGCAATTAAACCGCCCACTTCACCTGAACCAGCACCACCTGATCCGCCTGATGCACCAGCTCCAGCACTACCAGTAGTACCATTATCAGGCTCAACAATATTCAATTCATCAATCCCTAAAGTGTGAAGCTTCTTTGCATTTTTAGCAGCTTGTCCGAGATTGTCAGATAAATCTCCTGCGCTTCCAGCTGAATCCGCTAGATCTCCAGATACGTCTCCTAAATCGTCAGTTATTCCTCCGCCACTAATCTCAAATTCCCACCCGAAAATCTGACCAAGTGCGTTTAATACATTCTGTGTAAAATCAATGACTTTCGCCATGACTTTATTTAAAGTTTGTACAAATGGTTTAAACGCTGCGATAAAACCAGTTCCAATGACGGAAGCAAATTTCTTAATTTGCTCTTGCAAAATACGAATTTGGTTCGCCCATGTTCCTGCCGTGCGTGCAAAATCGCCCTGTGCTGATGTTGTATTGGCAAGCACGTATTGATAACGCAGCATCGTTTTTTCAGCTTGTGACATAGACTGAACATTTGCATCCAATCCATTTTTCATCGCCCACTCTGCAAGTGTTGCCTGTGTTAAATCCAAACCGTACGTACGAAGTGGTCTTGTTTCCCCTGTGAAGATAGCGGACAAATCTTCCGCAACATCTTTTTGACTGACATTGTAGAACGATGCCATATCCGCCGTTAATTGAGTCAATGTCAAGGATACATCTGCCATAGAGTCTGACAGTCCGACATATCCACCTGTTGCCTTATTCAAAAATGAATTTGCACTTTCAATGGAACTTGTATCAATTCCCATTGCAGACCCCATCGCTTGAAAACGGCTGGCATACTGTTTAAATGACAATTCAGACATTCCAAACTGTTTAATGGAGTTTTGTGCGTACTCTTCCACTTTGCTTGACATATCGCCAAATACAGTGTCTACAACATTCTGTACTTCCACAAGGTCTGATGCAATGGTTATGGAATCTCCTATTTTCCCAACAAATCGGAATAATAGCCAGTACGTTGCGTACATCTTTCCAAGTGCAGACGCAAGTCCTTTTGTTCCTCTACTTGCCTTATGTGTAGATTTTGTATAAGTATTAAGGCTTCCGCTAAGAGCATTCGCCGCACGACCGGAAGATGCGCCTGTCCGAGCCAATTTTGCCAATGCATTTGTCATATCAATCAAGTTCTGACTTACTTTAGGTGCTTTAGATAGTTCAGACATTAACTGTCGCATAGACTTAGCAAGCAAAGGTATGTTTTCAATCGCTTTTGTAGAGCTTTTATATCCAAGTTGCGATATTCCCTTTGCTAAGTTTGCAACTTGCTCAGATGTTTTAGACACATTCACTGAGTTAAGGCTTTGCAAGCCTTTCCCGAAACCTACAATCGCGCTTGCTGCCTTTGAAATCTGTCCACTGTTCAAATTTGCAATCTTTTCAATTCCCTTGGCAAATCTTGTATAATCTGCTGTTCCAACATTTTTTAAACCTTGCATAGAACGGCTTAGTTTATCTACACCATTTGCTACCCCAGATAAACCGCTTCCGTTGATTTTCGTGAGAGATGTGTTTAATGTCCCTAGTTTTGTTATCAATGTGTCAATTGCATTATTCGCTTTTCCAGCTTGCGCCTGTAATTGTATTTCAAGGCTGTCTACTGTAGTTCCCATTTCACACATCCTTCCTATAACTTTTTTAGGTCAGTGACTATCTCCGTTCAATAGCTAGAAAAAAACAGTAGGTTTTGACACACTACTGTTTATTATGATTAATTTCAAAATTTGTTTTCAGCGCTTCAAGTTTTGCAACAAATAATTCCCTTTGTAATTGCAACTCTTTTTCGGATAACGGTTCATTATTCTTTTCCGCCATTTCCAAAATAGGACTTTCGAAATATTTTGCTTTTGATTTTCTTTTATTCATTCCAGCTAATACTTGATCCAGAACAACAGAAAAGGCTTTCATATTGTATTGCCCCATGAGCCAATTTTCGTAATCCCTATCACGTAACATCAATTTATATGCTTCTGCATATATTTCTAATTTCTTTGGGGTAAGGCGCAAAAAGCTTTCATGAGAAATTCCCATTCTTAACGCATTTTTAAAGTATTCTTCCCATATTATTTTGTGGAAGTCGATTTTTTCTTGTGATCCTGTGGTGTTTTCGGCACTTTTTTCACTTCTTCCTCGTCCTGCTTGTTCATCTCCGCAACCATCTCCGTCAGACCCGTCAAATCGAAAAAACCATCTTCTTCCATCGTTTCTTTTATTTCTTCATAAAGCCCTTTAAAGGACATTTTTTTCTCTTTCATGTACTGTTTCAT